AGGGTGGCTTGAAGGGTGGCTTAGGTAGTTTTTCACGGGTTAGCGAGGGGGTGAAAAAACGATCAATAAATAGTCAAAAGTAAACTTTTTTATAGTCTATTGATTATTAAGCGAAAATAGTTGTTGACATACTGTTAAACACGCTTCAGAATGTCTCCACGGTCGAAACCTGAAGACCGGATGAAAAACAGGAGATAGCATGAACTGCACTTGCAGCGTCTATAAATTCCCGCACCGTCCTGGCAGCGGGAGCTGTGAAATACCTGATTGCAAAGATTGTGTGTACGGTCGTGTAGAACGCGATCCGTTTGCCACTGGCGATAAGTGGTATTCGGAAATTCATTGCACAGCACTTAAATGTCCGTGGGGGAAAGAATGAACGAGGAATATATCAAAATCTTGCAGGAGCAGAACGACCGCAAAGCGGTAACGCTTGGACGGTTTTGTGGGTTGGCCGAGTTTTTAAAAGACAATCCAATCCCGCCCGATGACGATTTCATTCGGCGCAGACTGATTGATATTCTTAACGATTACAGGGAGGAATCATGCAAGCGATAGCATCTGCTTTGGTCAAGGCTCAGAAAGAGTTTGGGCCTGCGCTCAAGACTTCTACCAACCCGCACTTCCGTAGCCGGTATGCCGACCTGTCGGCTTGCGTCGAAGCAGTCATTGACGCATTGAACAACAACGGCATCATGTTGATGCAGTTCACCCACCCCTGCGACAACGGGGTGATCGTGGAAACCATCTTCATGCACGAGTCTGGAGAGCATGTATCAGGAGGAAGGCTTCATGTTCCTGCTTCCAAGCAAGACCCCCAGGGCTACGGCAGTGCTTTGACCTATGCCAGACGCTACTCTTTGCAAGCGGCGTGTGGTATCGCGCCAGAGGACGACGACGGTAACGCAGCATCCAAACCGAAACAGGTAGTGGTCGAGAAGAAGGAAAACGACCGTGACCGCGATACTTTGAAGTTTATTCTTGAGTCTTGCGAAAACCTTGAGGCGCTTAAAGAGCAGTACAGCAAGATGACCGCTTCGGAACGGGCTGCGGTTGCAGACGTTAAAGACACCATGAAAGGAAAACTTAAGTGAGAGAGGCCAATCAACTCCAGGGCACCGGAGAATGGCACTCAGAGCGTACAGGGAAGCTCACGGCTTCCCGTATGTCTGCTGCTATGTCATTCCTCAAGGGAAAGCCTGGTAAGAAACCAGAGGATTCCTCGAAACGATGGGATTTGAAGAAAGAAATCCTGCTGGAGCGCCTGACCAACAGGATCGTTCCTAAATACGTAAATGATGCGATGCAACATGGGATTGAGAATGAACCGCTGGCGAAGGATGTATTTGAGCAGGTTTCGGGCCTTCTTATTCAGGATGTTGGTTTTGTTAATCATCCTAGCATTGATAATTTTGGCGCGTCACCTGATGGGTTGACTTCGGACGGCGGTCTGATCGAAGTCAAATGCCCTACAGAAAAGACAATGCTGGAGTATTTACTTAAAGACGAAGTTCCGGCAGACTATAAAGCGCAGATGATTGTTCAATGTCTCTGCACTGGTCGAGACTTCGTTCACTTCGTTGCGTTTGATCCAAGACTGCCTGGTGAAATGCAGTTGTTTCATAAGATTTATACACCAACGCAGGAAGAAAAGAAGGAAGTAGAGCAAGCTGCAATCCAGTTCCTCGATGAAGTCGATGAGATGTTCTATCAATTAACACATAGGTGATTTATGGCATACGAAATGAAACCAGGCGAAGGTAGTGCATTTCTAAACGAGAAAAAGGAAGACTGGCACGCTGACTTCCGTGGGAAAGTAGTCCTCCCTGACGGAAAAACGCATTACTTGGATGTATACAAAAAAACCGACCGTAACGGAAACCCATTTGTGCGTATGAAAATCGGTAAAGAAGTTACTGGCCGTACTGAAAACCCACCGAAAAAAGACAACGGATCGGTGATGACTATGAAGGATGATATTCCGTGGTGAAAAGAGAACTCATTGCAGATAGATTGAGAGAGATCATTGTTGATTTGTGCGACGAACTACAGACCGCAGGAGATGCCATTGAAATCCTGGAATCCAAAACTAATGACCGATCTGACTACCCATCCTTTCTCAGAGATAAAGCAAATGACTACATCGGCAAATTATATAAGTAAGTTAGAAGCCGCAAAACGGTATCTAAAGGAAAGAAACATAGATATTACTGATAAAAACTGTAAGTTTGTTCCTACGCCAGCTTGCAAAACTGATGTTAGAAAAACATTTCTCAGGTTTCTGAGAAAGTAAAGTTAAGGGGTGTGGTGAAATTGGTAAACACAAGAGACTTAAAATCTCTCGCCGCCAGGCTTGCGGGTTCGATTCCCGCCGCCCCTACCAATATCAGGTAATTGGTTCGGCATTTAACTGGAGGTGGGAATGAAAGCGCATGTAGTTGTGGAAAAGGAACAGTTGACAAAACGGTTTCTGTCCGGAGCACTGGTCGCGCTGGTTGCCGCTGCGTTCGTGGGGCTGATCTGGACTACCATGCTGGAGGCGCACCAAGAGAACCGGATCACAACCACAAGGCCACCGCATGGTGGCATTACTTAAGGAGGCGCAAATGACCAACCCTAACGCCGATCTGGTGGCGCAACACAGAGTAGCGACAACTGCCGAAGCATTAGAAATTCTGCTGGCGCGGCACAACGATAAATTTTCACCGGCTGAACGCAATGAAGTGAAGCGAGCCATCGAAGCCCTCACCGCGTCAGCCGCGATGCTGCGGGCGGCGGAAATTGCGAGGGCGAACTGGACGGGAAGCCGTAATCAGTCGGACTATGAGCAAGGATGGGATGCCGCGTGTGAAAAGCTGGAGCAGCGATTTAGGCTTGAGGCGGCAACGGCATCTGGGTATGAGGTGCAAGCCCCTGCCGATGTGGTGGAGGTGCCGGTGGAGCCGAGCGATGCCATGCTGCGCCCGTTTATTGATTGCCCAGCAGATGAACTCAAACTCGCGTGGCAGGCAATGCTGCACATTGTCAACGTGCAAAACAAACGCGCCGCGAAGGAGACAGGGAAATGAGCGCCCACCAGTTTATAAAGACGCTTGAGGAATTGAGCGAGAAGGCTGCTCCGGGGATTTCACAAGGCAGGATAAAAAGTATTAGGCACTATCCTGCTATATATGGCACAATGGTTTCCGTAGCAACTAACCGGAGACAGACAATGCACACTGCTAGATCCGCCATCAAGAAAGCGAGGGGGTAGATCATGGACTACATCGTTATCAGGGAACCCAGAGGACGCTATGCAGCAAGCCATCGTTGCTCCGTTGTTGTCGTTGATGCGGTTTCAGAGGCAGACGCAATTAGACAGGCAAAGAAAATAGCGAATTTTATGGGCGAAGAAAAAGGAGTTTGGTCTGCACCATTCGCCAAACCTGTTAGTCACAATGAATTGCTTTTCATCTAATCATGGCCGGTAAGATCAACGCCGACACACAGAAAGCCCTCAAGCTGATTGAAAAGGGAATGACACCCTACGCAGCAGCCAAAAAGGTAGGCATTGCTTTATCTACTATTTACAGAGCGATAAAGAGGATGAAGAAATGACCGCCCACCTGTTCAAACTGGATGGAGAGAAGCATGATTGACCCGAACATGCTGCAATACTTTACGATGGCGGCTTGGATGCGAGGGTACGCAGACGGGCTTGATGAACACGAACATAAAACACTGATATACAAGCTCAACAAGGCTGCGGATATGATGGATGTTGTATACGAGCGGTATCAACAAAACGGAGGGGGAAGCCAATGAAACTATTTATGCGTAACTTCTACGACCAGCCGGACAAACGGCAGGAGATCAAAGACCCCATGAAATACAGCGTGATCTGCGTAGGGTGCGCTGGACTGCTTGGCGGGAAGATGTTGGAGTCAAGACAGGCGACATGGCATGTCGGTGAATGTGATTGCTGCGGGGAGAAGAAATCTGTAACTCAACCTAGAGATTATATTTGGAGATAAAAAAACCCCGGACTATGCCGGGGAAAATCGTAGTGGAGGAGGACTACGACAGCGAATTATACTTTAATGATTTCGCCCCTAAACTGGAACGATTTATCATCAAATCTTAAAGCCAATTCTGGTTGCAGTAAAATACCGTCTTTGTAGGTTAGCACAGCTATCGCAGACTGCCAGTTGGTTTTTCTTCCTTCAAGATAGTTAACAAACTGCCCGTCCCTGGAAGAATCTGCCGTCATTCCATGACGAACACCATAGCGCCTTCCCTTCCTATCATCATAAGCTACTACGTCAGCTCTGTGGTCGTGTCCAGTAACAATATTAACGCCAGATTTTAGGGTATTGTTAAACGCGGCATGCAGACCGCCGTTTTCTCTGTGGCGTATCTCTGTGTGAGATTCTTTTCCTTCGTTAATGGTCACAAACCATGCCGGAACCCATTGTGGCAAATGGTCTTTTAAGTGAATACCATGTACATCCTTGTATTCACTTGCTACAGAAGCCAGCCTGGTTTCAAAACGTAAATCGTGGTTCCCGGCGCACCAAATACGTTTAGAATTTGGCGATGCGTCAATAATTTCTTCTGTTCGATCCGCGACAGCTTCAAGTTCAGCCTTTACAGATGGTTTGTTTTCCCACCCGATTGATGGAAACCGGCTTACGCTGCTTCCGTCGAAAGCATCTCCGTTCCATATCTGCGCGAATGGTTTTAGTTTCTTAGATAAATGAACATAAGCCCTGTGCATGACAGGAATGTTCCCAGGCCAATAATGTTGATCTCCGGCAACTAAAATAACACCATTCTTAATGTTTAATTTAACCTCTACCCTGTCGTCTGTAATAAGCATACTTTGGTCGTATGCTTTTCGGTTCATATAGTCAACGGTAATCAAGGTAATATCGTAACGCTTTTCTAATCGCCGCCGTCTTGATCTAACATTGGCCTCAGAAATACCCAATTCTTTTGCGACTAAACGAGTAGATTTATTCTTGTTCCATACATCTATAAACTCTTTATCAGAGCATCTAGCTTTCATGGTTCCTCCGTTTCGCTCTCTTTAACATTTTTTTTGAAATAATCATACCTTTTGGGATTTGAAACCAGCCGATGTAATCTTCGCCAGAGTAAGTATGACCAATGATTATGTATTTTTTATTCTCGGCCATTAAAAATCCAACAGTAACAACAATCTGTTGCTCAAATTTAATCTTCTTTATTTCCTGCCACCCGGAATCGCTTGCAGCATCATCCCAAACGACCTCAACAAGTGGATATTGATAGTTCATTGAATAGTGACTGATTTCTCCAACAATCCCACACTAATAACACCTAAAAATATTAATGTTTGACCATTAGATATATTTAAATGCAAGCCATCGTCGTATATTTCGACTGAATGAATAAGCTGCCCATTTAGAACATCGGACAATTCTTCAATCGTATCAATCATTTATATAATAACTCAATTTTGAGATAAGTAAATAGTCTGTTCGTCGCGTCTGCGTTTAACCAATCCAGGCAACTCTTTCCCCGCCGCTTTAGTCCACAGCATGAACGCACCTGCGGCCCCTTCAAAGTCACCACGGTTATGCTTCATTCTGATGCTAGACCGTTGAAGGTTCCCAAGTCCTACGTTGAAACTAAAGGAAACCAGCGCATCAAAGCGAGACTGATTAAGATAATTAGGGCAGAGTCGTAAAACACCCTGCTCAAAACGCCGTAAATCGTCTTTAAGCAGCTTGTCCACTTCATCTAAGGTCAACACCCTATCCCAACCTTCCGGTATCGCCAGAGCCTTCCTATCCTCAAATTTGACGGATATATGAGACTGGTCTATTACGTGGCCCGCCCCAATAGTCCAAAGCAACGCAGGACAACGGTAAGGTTTTAACTTTATGCCTTCGTGATGCTTAATAACCCTAATGGCTTCAGGGCTTACGTTCATTTCTTACCAAACGCTTGGGTTCCAAACCAAAAAGCCACCACGGAAGACCAGATTAACTGGGTTTCGTCATCCCAGAGTTGATCTAACATTACGGTGAATTCTGCGCCCATCTTCCAGGCATAGACAAACCCAGCGACTTCTACAAAACAAAATAAGATAAACAAACCGTAGGTAATAGCAGGGCGAACCATAGCCCTAGCATTAACAACCCACTGGCTCGCACCCTTACTGATGTCAATGTCATGTTTGTAAATGGCCTCACGCTCTTGAACCGCAGTCTGTAGGGCGATCTGGTCAGTTCTGATTTCCTCTACTTTCTGTTGAGACAAGAAGCCTAATTTCATGGCCTCTAACTCTTTCTCCCTCTGAATCTGAGCCAGAGCTAATTCATGCTTTTTATCTGATTTATCCTGGAAGAAATCCAACAGTTTAGGAAGTCCACCGGCTAAGAAAGACGTAAGAGTAGAAATTAAGGTAATCATTGTTTATCTCGTTTGTTAAACAATTCAAATAGTGTTTTAATCTTTTCCTCTAAGACTGCAACACGCAAATCCAGCTTCGCAAGGACAATAATCAACGTAATAATCGCAAGGAGTATCGGCCAACCTTTAGTAAGAACCTCAAAAGTATCCATTATTTAACCGTTTTCTTGCGTTTCACAGGTTTGGTAATACTCGCTTTGATTCCGAGATATAAATAACAATACGCAATTATTGCTATACCTACGTCTTTAAGAATCCACAAAGGAGCGTCAGCGTCACTAGGAGACACGCCTGTATGAATAAATTGGACATTCCTAAAAGCCTGACAAACAAGACCCACAACAGCAACAATTAAACCTACCTTATGCCAGGCAGGATATAGGCGCATCCTCTCAGACAACGCGCCACAAAATATAATTACTGCTGCTGTAAGATCAATAAACGTGACTAAGTAAAACAAAGCGGTAGAACTCATTTACGCGGCCTTTTAACTTTAGCCTTACCTCTGAGTTCATTCGCTACTTGTAAAATGTCTTGGTTTTCTCTTTTGTCGAAGAAGTTTGCGACGAGTGATATAACACCGACAGACAGAACACCGATACAATAACCAATACCCAAAGCAGTATCCGCTTCATTTATATCTACCCCTAGTTGCTTGGCTACCACACCACCTAAAGCAAACGCAGCAGCCACAGCAATGCCACCGATGATTGCTCCAGCAGCAAGTTTGCCATGTTGATGAAGTTTTTTAGGTTGCCAAAAAAACGAGATAGATAAACCACCAAAGAATCCTGCGATTCCGGTGAGTGCTTTACCTGCGGATAAACTACTGCCGATTGTTGATATTGGTTCGCCCATAAAATATCTCTATTTAAAAGTAAAAGTACTGGTGTCAAATTGGTCTTGCTGAATTTTTGCTCCAGGCATCTGTTCGGCAGTAAATACGTTTACAAGAGGCTCCACGGCTAACTTGGTAAAACCTGTCGGAGAGATAACAGAATCTTTAGCTTTAGAAAGCAGTGAAATAGCCTTTGCGCCTTTAGGATCAAGTACTGCTTTTGCTAATTGACGCTGAGATAAAACAAGTGATCCACCGACAATAGCCGCATTGCCTAGATTCTCCCTTACTTTTTCTTGTTGTTCTGGAGTAAGAGTAAAGTAATATCCAGTTCCAATGGTTACGGCAGGTACAGCAGCACCGCGAATGGCTGTTGCGGCTTGCATCTGTAAACCTGCTGACGTTTTAAATCCAACATTTCCAAGTTTTGCGGCAGCAAGCATATCCTTAATGGCTTTATCATAAGGAGTATTGGCCATCAAAATATCGTATGTATTTTTAACAGGAGAACCTTTCTTTTCTAACTCCTCGCCTAACCGAACAATACCTTCTGGTGAGTTAATCATTGACTCAAGATACCCATATCTAAGAGCATCAAGAACCTTACCTGATGGTTGTTTTGTTAAAGTTCCGGCAGCGGCAACAGATTTATATAAATCAAGTACTGGAGTTTCATTTCCAGCCTTAAATAAATATGCGCCGACTTCTTCAGGATTTTTTGCAATAGCCTGAACAACAGAATCAGTTTTTAAACCCTGTACACCTTCTCTATAAGTCTTGGTTACATCAAGATATTTTTTGTAAGTTTCAGGATTTAATGTTTTATTTAATACTAATTGTTTTGCAGAAAAATCCATTGCCTTGTCAAGTTGATCTATAAGAGAAGTAATGGTTTCTGATGCCCTAGAATCTTTTTCTGAAGCTATAGCAGATGCGTATTTATCCCTGTTCTCAGCCAAAAAACGAGAGCGAATGTTATGAAGAACTGGTATGTCTAAGTTATTAGGAAGATTCTTAATCTCATTGAGAATAGAACGCTGACCAGAAGTAAGTGCCGAAGGCTGTTTTAATTGTTCATCAGCCCACCGTTTAACTCCAAAAGTTGATACTTTAGAATCAACGTCAGAAAAGATTTCTTTATAAATAGGGTCTACAGCTTTACTTAAACTATCTTGACCTTGTTTAATAAAGTTCTGTAATACTTCACCAGAAGCACGTTGAGAAGAAACATTAGTACGAAGTGCATAGTCAAATTCTGGAGATTTAACAAGAGATTTAAGAATATCTTGTGATCCAGACATTAACGCATCGTTAATCTCTTTTTGCTTTGCCTCAAATAAACCCCTGGTTACTGGAGTATTCGTATATTGTTCTATTGCACTAAATAAATTGCTACCAGTTCGTTGCGAAAGAGGAAGTGACGATCCATACTTCTCTAAAAACTCTTGAGCAGCTTTAGTTGCATCAGGAACTTCTTTGTTAGTAAATCCTAACAAATCAGAGCCGAATCGGATTGTTTTGCCAAGTCCTTTAAGAACAAGATTTCCACCTAAATCCCACGCTGCTTCCTCAATTCCAGCTTCAGCAATACGAGGAACAGAAACCGGCTCTTTACGAAGTTTTTGCTCAACAAACTCACCAAGAGCGCCGCCAGCTAAAGCCCCTTGTGCGCTTCCAGCCAGTACACCTAAAGGGCCAGCAGGGGCGCCAGCAATACCTCCTGCAATAGCACCGCCAAGACCAATAAGTTCTTGACCACCTAAAGCTGCTCTAGGACGATACTCTGGAGACATAACAGAAACACGCTCATCACCTTCTAATGCAGTAGGTGTTTGCGGCCTAAATACTTTATCTTCAAAAGTAAATCCAGATGTATCAAACATATCAGCCATTATTTGACTCCAAGCTCACGTTTCAGGGAGTTAATTTCTTCGCCTTCTGCTAGTGTTCCCTTGCCGCCTCTTGATTTTACGGTGTCATACAGAGTTTGAAGTCTGTTAAATTTATTCTGGAATTCAATTTTTTGATCTGCTTGATTAAACCCAATTAGAGATTTTTTTTGCGAACGATATTCTTTAGCTTTATTGTATGTATATTCATTTTCTGAAATATCAGTACGCAATAAATTAACAAGTCGAGCAATAGTTTCAGGTTGCTGTAAAGCGGTAGGCGCTGTCTTTTCAAGTCGATCCAACTCTTTCGCCGCAAGAGAACCTGGGAAATTCTTAACTAATGGGAAAACATACCTAGTGCTCATTGCATTAAGTAATTCTGTGCTTGATGCGGCTTTCTTTAAATCATCTCCAACAGGAAGGCCAATTCCATCTAATGCTTTAACAACTGATGTTTTTGTATCAGACAAAGTTCCAGTAAATGCCGTTTTTAATGCGCTATTAAGAGTGTCTAAATTGCGTTTAGATGAAACACCTGCCGCAACAGCACCACCTAATTCATCCATATTTTTGGCAGAAAACTCTCCTTCCTTCGTGCCCTCTGCTTTTAATCCATAACCAAGAGCTTTACCAAACCTTTCAAAGCCCTTTGCAATTCCTTCTCCAATTTCTTCGCCAGTACTTTTCTTTTCAACCCTAGCATTAACTGCTTTCATTTGAGCTTGAGTTAATTCAGAAAAAGATTTTCCATATAATTCGCGTGAAACGCGCTCTGCTTCTGCACCAAAAGAAGGGATCTTTTCAGGTTTTTCTAAAGCCGATAACTGTGCTGTAATTCCAGCAATGGCCCCAGACCTGCCTTCTGTTCCTTCTGGCAACGCCTTAAATTTTTCTAAGTTTTGTTTAAGTGCTGAAATATATTGAGCCTCTTGAATACTTGTTGGAGTTTGTTGGATGCGTTCTTTTCTTGCGGTAGCTTCCCTTTGCGCCACCAAAGCACCAGACTCAAGTGTTTTTCTGTATAAATCACTCAAGGCATTAGCTAAACGCGGAATTCCCATTTCAGATGCTCTTTTGGCTCCTTCAGCAATAGACTTTGGATCTGTCTGGTCAATACCGCTCAAAATCTCTTGTTGTTTAGCAATCATCCTTAACTGAGGGTCTTCAGCACCTAACAAAGTGCCAATCCCGCCACCAAGCCCCATGCCAGCGGAATAGAATCCAGCAGACGCTTGTTGTAAAGGACTGAGTTGAGCAAACTGCATTGCTGCCTTCTGATCGGCTTCAGCCTGAGAACGCTGATACATCTCAGGAGTAAGACCGAATAAACCGCTTATGATTGAGTCTTGTGCCATGATTAATGTCCTTCCAATCCGCCGAGGGCGAGAGGATTGTAACTTCCACCAGAAAAGTCACTTATATAAGGATTTCCAGGCATATCTGGTAAGTATGAATACGGATCAAAACCTCCAATAGTAGGTGCTGCTCCAGTAGAACTTCCGCCAAACCCACCATATCCACTAGCAGTCCTACCTAAACCTTGAAGGAAACCACCCATTGGGCTGATACCCTGTCCTGATTGCAACGCTCGTGCAGCACTTATTCCACCTTGTAATAAAGCAATAGCGGCAGTCGGACTTGCAATCCTTCCACCTAACGCAGAACCAATCGTAAGCGGTTCCATACCAAGTTGCTCAATAGAGCCAGCAGTTCCAAGACCAGTAGTAAACGGAGCATACGCACCAGTAAGACCCTGACCGTAACCACCAAGTAATCCAGCACCGGTTCCAAAAAGACCAGCACCAAAAGCAGTCTGTTGCTGACCGGCTTGCATGGCTTGAGCAGCTAACTGAGCGTCTTGTTGGGCTAATGCGTTGTAATAGGCTTCCATCTCAGGAGAGGCAGCACCAAGACCAGCAGCGCCGCTAGGACGTTCTCCAGTACCACCGACGGCTAAACCACCACGACCAGTCTGGAATAAACGGTTTTGCAACTGAGCAAATTGGCGCTCTCTGGAAGGCGCTAAAAGCTCTTGTTGCTGTGCAATATACCGTTGTGCTACTTGTTCAGGAGATTCTGCGAGATACTGTTGGCCTAATCCAAACAGTCCGGTAGCAGCGGTCTGTAAAGGAGCATAAAGACTAGGAGCTTGTTCAGCAAATCCAAGACTCTGACCAGTGAGAGCCATGATCCTGTCTTGGTATGCTTTAAGTTCCGGGGATACTGTATATCCGGCAGAAGATACTCGACCAGTGGTAGGATCGTACCCAAATTGGGATTGACCAAACCTAGTCGTGATTCCGATAGGTCGGAACCGCGCTTCTTCTGCGGCAAGCCTAGCGGCTTCAGTTTGAGCGGCGGCAGAAGTAGCGGCTGCATCCCTAGCGGCAGATGCCTGCTCTTTTGCTCCCATAAACCCCAAAACGGGGCCGACAATAGAACCCATAATTTATCTCCAGATGTACAGCTTTCTAGTTACCCCATCCAAACATTTGTGATTCTCTAATACCTTAAATCCTGTTATCAAAGACCATTTGTGCATCTTTTCATCGTCTATAAATGGCATTGCGTATAACGGTTTATTCTTTATCGCAAACTCATTCCAATCTTTCAAAAACTCTTTCTTTACGCTTTTTGTCCACTTAAAAACATCCATGTGGATAAATGTTAAATTATTTACGATTTCTGTATATACAATGTATTTGGGTTTAACAATTACGCGTTTCTTTACGCTGTCCGTTTCCACATATACACCACGATATACGGTTGCAGGTTGGCGTTGGTGCCACTGGAGCCGGTAGTGCTAATCGAAATTCCAGTAGTTGTAGATTGAGTTGACTGAACAGCAGTCGATTGATCTGTTGGATCGGCAGTTGTTGGTCCAGATGCCGCAGCAGTAAATTGATGCGCCCTCCCTATAGCATGACTATGCCCTGGGTCTGTAACACTATGCGTATGGCTAACCACAATAGCATCTGCGGAGCCGCCGGTTTCCTCTGCGGTATCAAACGCAGCATTTCCAGCATCCAAGCCAACCATGACGCGACCCGCGCCAAAAGCAGTCCAAGTACCAAATCCCAACAATGTTGCAGGATTAGTAGAACTTGTCGCATTGCAATAAATTGATCCAACAGGATATAAAGCTGCTTTTACTGCATCAGCAACATCTTGCACAAAAGCCGTAGTTGCTAATTTCGTAGTATCATCAGTGGACGATTGAGTTACACCAGTGGTACCCGTAGGAAGAACCGGAGAACCAGTAAACGTCGGGCTTGCCAAGTCTGCTTTTGTTGCAATAGCAGTAGCAATGTTATTGAACTCGGTATCAATCTCAGTGCCTTTTACGATCTTATTTACATTGCCAGAAGCTAAAGTATCTTTGGTGGCAAAGTTAGTGCTTTTGGTGTAATTGCTCATAATTATTCCTAGCTAAGTTTTCCGTTCTTGGCTTGAATCTCAATTTTTTGAATACTTAACTGACTGCCATTAATATCAGCCTCATATCCTGTTTGAACGATCTTTCCTGCGCCGGTAGCACTTACAGTCAATGTCTGTAAAGCTAATCCATCACTGTAGTAAGCAACGGGCACACCGTTATCACCATACTCAGCAATTCCATACTCAGCGACGCTTTGAGTAGGTATATAAGCGTTATCTGATAAATAGTTTCCAGTAAAGTCAAACGCCCATTTAAATGTTACGTACTGATTAGACCCACCAATGACAACAATAGATAACCGTTTCAATACTGATGTTTGAGCAACATTTCCCAAATCGGCATGATTGGTTTGATAAATCATTCGGTATGACGAGCCGTCATCCTGGTATGTGTTATATTTAACAACATACCCTGTTTTACCAAACAATAAATCACCATTTGATTTGGAATACATAGACTTGGGATCAACTGAATCCCATACAGTAACCCTAGATGAGCCGTCTTGAAGCTGACCTCTCGTATCAAAACAATAAATTTGCTTTACAGAAGGAAGCGATAAAAGATAAAAAGCGTTCCTTTCAGAAAACACTGATTTAATTTTTGTTAAATCTTCACCGGCAACAATGGTCATTAAGTCGTTCCTGACATTCTTGGATAAATCCCTAAAAGGTAGAGATTTTTCCTGAATGGTTCGCATCAATGACCTAACGCCGGTATTTGATAAAAATAGAATATCTGTTCCTATGGGCTTAACGCTATCTCTTGCAATACATCCGGTTCCGATAATTGCGTCAATCTGCACTAAATCTTGCGGAGTAGTGCCATTGTCATAAACAAGAATTTGATTTTTGCCGAAAATAAATAGTTTGGCATTGTGAGCAGCTAAACCTTGTATCTCATCAACGCCATTACCCCAAACACGAGAAATGTCTAAGCTACCAGAAGTGCCTGTGTTCCAAACATGACCAGCAAGCAAATCAGAAAAATACACCGTGACTTTATCTGTGGTTGTATTTGCGGCCCATAATCTGCCGTAAGCACTGATTACTATGTTGGCAGAAGGAACAGTCCCGACATAACCAGTTTTTTCAGAAACACGGCGATACGTTGTCGTGCTTACAGCCGGGTCATAAATCAATGGATCGTGACCTGACTGGAAAAAGTAAGCAATGTTGTTAAGAGTTGCGATAGACCAATTATTTGCGGTAATAGTAGGGGCACTACCACCACCACCATAAGTTAACTCAACAACAGCATCGCTGGTATTAAGTTTTAATAACTTATTATTTCCGGCGAATAAAACAGTAGATGTTCCGTCGGATTGAATTAACTCATGCAACGCCTGCACATCATAAGCACCTAAAGCGCCAGAAGAAGCGTTTACCTTTGAATATCCCTTGCGGGAGCCAATCCTGCCATACTGGTCAATAATGCAATTTGTCGCATTTAGAGCAAATCCAGCGGACAAATCCAAAGGGGAATCTTGGGTATTAAGGCCGTAAAACCCTGGGGCCGAAATGCTGAAAACTTGTAAATTCTGAGCCATTAGACTGAAATAAACTCTTGCGATTCTGGATAGCGAGTAGCTTCAAGGGCAATGTAATCAGACAGCATTTGACGGTACAGGCCATAAGCCTCTGAGCTGCTTAAACCGCCATCTTCACCGCGTTCGACTAATGCCCTTGCGTAAGCATTTTGTATCACCAACTCTGCCGGAACTTTAATGACGGTAGAATCAGAAGATAAATCCGCTTGCGGGATAATCAGCGAAAATTTAATCGTATAAGCCGTGTCAGGCACAGGGAATACATTAACTTTGGTATCGTAACTCCCGTCTACACCATTAAAAGCATAATATGTAGGTATCGTCTGAGCTGGACTTCCAAAACTAAGAAGCCTATTCATCTCGGCAAAAGAGATGTTTTGCATTGGTATTTCAGACGTAACATTTAAAGTATCAATAACCCTGAACTTTACACCGCTGCCAGTTACAGAATATGAACTAACTCCAGCAGTTGCAGATACATTGACGGTTGTTAAAAGGACATTCCAGTTATAGGCATCTTCAATTTGCCGTTTCGCATCATTTACAAACTTACCAATTAATGTCGAATAGGTAGTTTGCGTTACCGTTGAAACTTGAGCCTCTCGCAAGCGAACAAGAACGTCATTAACGGCTTGTAAATAAGTTGTACTCATTCTCTTTGATTCCCTTTAATGACAAAAGTCAGAAGCACAGTAAATGTGCTTCCAGACTCAGGGGTAACTTTTACTTGATCGCCCTCCTCCAACACAACATACGCACCGCCATCAAACTTTAAATAATCTTTGGAGTTAAAAGTGTATTGGCTAAGAATGTCGTATGTTGCAGAGGCGCTAGTGTCATACCAAGACAAAGTAAAATACTTGGTGCTTCCGCTGGTATTATGAAGGTATGAAAGATTCCATAATGCGCGATAACCAGTCGGCACTGTGTACAGTGTCGTGGTTGAGCCAGCAGTTGGGGTTGCGCCTATGGAAATTTCCCGCATCTTTTGTCCTTTAGTATATTAGGAGGCCCGGATGCGGGTTATCGCCTGAATTACTATAAAAATAACAAAATTACAAACACTTTACCACTTGGTTTTTGCCGCCCACCATGCGGCACTTAACTTACCTTTGGCAATGTTTTTAGCATGACGAGCCTTAAACGATTTCCTTCTGGCTTTGTCTGCCTCGGACTCGCCGGGACGAGCCGGGGAACCGGAAACACCTTGCTGACCAAATCGGATTAACTTAACAGTTTCGCCAGACTTAGCCAATACAGCATGGCTTTTTGTCCGATGACTAGGGGTGCGCTTTGGTTTATTAAATCCAGCAAAAGTCTCTTTTCCCCGTTTAATCATTATCGTCCTCGTTTAACTGTCTTTTTAGCGGCCCTAAAAGCAGCCGCCGTAGGCGCACCCTTACTACCAGGCTTCCGCATTTTCTCTTTGCTGCCAGCCTTGATCCTGGCGCGTTTGGCGTGGATATTTGCGTATAAACCTTTCATTTCTTTTTCCTCTTGGACATACCGGCTTCAGATAAAGCAATAGCAACAGCTTGTTTGCGAGATTTAACAATCGGGCCTTTCTTTCCAGAATGAAGACCTCCAGCCTTGTATTCACGCATGACTTTAGCTACCTTTTTCTGATTCTTCTTCATATTCGCTCCTTGTGATGGGGCCACCGACTAACCAAGCATTACAAGTGCGGTCGGCAGCACACTTGAAATGAAACAATTCACAATACCCAAGTTTGGCGGCTTCAATTACCTGTTCTTCATAGCCATTAGACTCATCGCCATGCTCCATACCAGACGAAATACATTCCATCATTTCAGGAGTCTGGATAAATGCCGCACAATTACCGCAGCGCATTTTTTTGACTTCATCGGTAGGAGTTTTATACATTTTGGCTTTTTTCAACCAAAATGATTCATTAGGCTCCAAAGGATTAGCGGGGCCATACCCATATTCCTTAAACGCATGGTTCCTGTTCTTTAAGTTAACCTCAATATCTTGCGTTGCAACAGGACACTGGTATCCAAATAATCCCATAATCAATCCTTAAATTTTCTTAGGTCTTCCAATCTTCTTTTTGGGAGGAAGCATTACGATATTTACTCTTTCATCTGACTTATCATTTTCTTCTATATCTACACGAACGTATCCAGAATGACCTTTCATGGATTCAATATCGTGTGGCAATTTAAACTCAACAAGATTGCCACTAGTTAAACATTTAAATATTGCCATATATGCCTCAAAAAAACAGGGGCCGAAGCCCCTGTCCTTTAACCAACCATCCTACCGATAACAACGCGAATCTTGCACGAAGCCAAATCAACAGTATCACCAGATTCGTTTTGGACTCGGATAGATACAACATTTGCAGCACTGACATAAGCAGTAACACTTAAACCAACCAGATCAACGGCAAAAGAACAAGCAAGTACCATGTCACCTAAAGCAACACCAGGAACAGCAACGGTGTCAGTTTCACCAGCGCCGTCAGCCAGAGAACCGGCGTTCAGCGTGGCAGAAACCGCCCAAGTGTCACTAAACACACCACGGAACTGATCGTTACCTGCGCGAGAAACTACAGAAGTTGCAGCGGCCATTTTATTCTCCTAAACAGTTAAAGAATCCCCCCCCATCTCTGAGGGGGGACTGTATTAGGCCGGAACAGCCAGAGCAAAAGCCGAGCTGGACAGCGCAGCGCCGGTCGTGGCGGCAGTACGCATGGCTTTCACACCATACAGGGTATCCGCGGTGTACAGCGTAGACAGATATTCCTGTTTGTACTGGGTTTGCGAACGGATGCCAAGCTGCTCAACCAGAACCATCGAATCACGATGACCCATCAGGCAGATACGGTCGGCGCCGGTGTTACCCGCGCCATAATCGGCGTTCGAGGTAACAAACACAGGGATACCGTACAGATTGCCGATTTCGCCATTGCGAATCGCATTGCCATCGCCAACAAACGCCTGTTCCGTGTAACGGGCCAGACCCATCAGGGTATTACGGCTCGACGGCGGGATAACAAAGAAACGACCATCCATCGGGGTGTCGTTGTCATCCAGACGTTGAATCGTGCGACGGATCGCAGCGTCGGTCAGGGCAGCGGCGTTCGAGGTCGAGCTGTTGTACGCGGTGGTGCCATCCGAACCAATGTAGGCTTTGGTCGAGGCGGCGGAGGTCGCGTAGTCGTTCGTGCCAATCGTAGCGCCGTTGAAAGCGCGGCCCAGTTGAATCAGGTCAGCATCAACCTGTTTCGCCAGGGCGTAGCCAGCATCTTCCGTGTAGAAAGAGCGCAGGCTCGACAGGGCTTGAACTTCAACAATGTCCTCAATCAGGCGCGAGTATTCATAATGCTTGTTGATAAGCACCTGAACTTCGGTTTCGGTGGCGGCAATCAGCGTAACGGCAGTTTCAGCCGCTTTCGCAGTCGCGGAACCACGGGTCGGGGCCGGAACGTGAACGGTATCACCTTTCTTGCCTTTGAAGTTCATGCGTTTGACGAGGTTCGCCATAACAAGGTTTTTCTTGTAGGCGGCAACAATCTCATCACTCCAAATTTCAGGAATGAAGGTTGCTGCGGTGGTAGTGGTTACTGCTGGGGTCGGATAAGCCATGAGAAAATCTCCTATAAATTATCGAACGCGACCCTCTGAGTATGCTTGCATGATTTCGTCAGCAAGGGATTCATATCTCTGAGGATCAGTCATCTTTAAACGGATAAGGTCTGCCCTTCGATAGACTCTCTTGGAAGATTCTCCCGAACCACCAACATCAACAGATGCGGCCTTTAAAGCCTGCTTGCGTACTTTTTCTCCGCTTTGCTCAGTCTTTTTTGACACAACACCTTTTAACTGTTTGTAAGTAGACAGTAATTCATTGGCACTATCGTAATCATATTCACCATCTGCTTTTGCCCACAAATCAAGCCTGACTTTGCTGCTTTTTACCCAATCCGCAAATTGCGGATCACGCGCCACTTCCATAAAGTCAGGATGATCCATTGACAGACGCTGTTGAATTTGCAACTTCTTTAATTCAAGAGCGGCCTGTCTTGCCGCAATAACATCAGGATGATTAGAAACTGTGCTAGAAACTGCCTTTTTCGGGTCTTCAAAAAAATCTACTTCCGGCTCTTTTTCTACGGTAGTTTTTTGACCGCCAGAGAGGTTCTGCTTAATAAGATCATCAGCGAGTTTGCGTACTTCAATAATTTCTTGCCTGGCATCGCCAACTTCAGCAGATTGCCTTGCAATCATCTCCTGTGCATCTTGATGCATCTTGATGAGGTCGCTCATTGATTTGCCCCGATATTTATCAGGAATCTCAGAACTATGTTCTTCCACAGAAGATTCTAAAGTTTCTACAATATCGCCTTTTTCTTCCTGCGCCTCGACTTGCTGTTCAACTAACATACCTTTCCCGCCTTTCTAGGTTATGGGAGATAAACTCGCCAAAATGGTTATGAGTTTAGTTTTTGCTCTGCCTTTAATTTTTCGCGGTGAATCCGGTCAAACTTTGCGTGAGCAGAAGGAAAAGAACCAGACCACCCCTCCAATTTAATTGCAGGAGCCGATATGACGCGGATTGCTGCCGCGCCGCAGTCACATACATCGCTATTATGTTGAGTATCAACGTAGCGATCGAAACGATGCCCGTTTTCACAGGCAAATTCATAAATCCTTTTCATTTAACTCCTCGTAGGCTACAGAACTTATTTCTTTAAGATTCTTTAGCCAAGTCAGAATATTTAACTCGCCTTGCTTATACTTTAAATGAGATTCATTTTCAATAACACTTATGTTATTAAGTGAATTTATCATATTATCCACATCTTCCATAAGGTCTTTCCAGCCAGGTTTAGAGAATAAATCAAACCTGTCCTCATAGTATTTTTGAAGTTCTGGTAACATTTATGTTACTTTCTTTGTTTAATAATCTATTACGGTAATGATGCAATGAATTCTTTGGCCTGTTCAAATGCCATAACATTACCATCAGCGTCTTGCAGTTCAGCTTCATCGGCCAGAATCTGCGCCTTGAAGTCGGCGTAGTCGGTGTTGGCGGGGTCGAATGGGATGAAGGCGTTGTCGGTGAGGCGTTGCACTGCATCAGCCAGCTCGCCGCGAATGTTGCGAAAGAGTTTGTAGGCCATTACTTAAAGCTCCGCAGAAACTTGAATGTTGGGCGATCCACTGGCGTATAAAAAAGAAGCATGGCCTGCTGTTAATCCGCCATAGCCAGAGGTATTAAACTCTGCATGAGACTCAGTTTTTACTATTACAGAGTGCGTGCCAATAGTTGTAGGATAGCTTCCGTTGGATCCTACGCAGGCTATTTGACCAACACCGGTTCCAGTTGGGGGGAGAGTGACTGTTGGCGTCGTTCGTTTAACTACTGTCCAGCGGAGAGGTACGCAAACTTCCGAACTGGTAAAAACTTGACCTACAAAATTGTAATCTTTCATCCGCATGTTCTCAAAATACCTCTGACACAACGCCAGCTCCTGCCCATAACTGCGCCGCTCAAACGGGGTGGCGACGGAGCCGGTTTCTACTTGCAAATTAGAAACTTCAACCGAAACACCAGAACCAAGTCCTGAAGCAAAAACGACTGCTACCTCAAATCCACGGGACGCTACAGAAGAAAGAGTAAAAGTTTTGGTTATCGTATTTAATCCTGAAGTTACGGTGATCGCCTGACTGTCAGTGGTTGTGCCGTAACCAGTATTGTCGCTGGAGCAATAAAACAAACCTATGCTGACGTTGCTAATTGTAGTTGATGCGTAAATCTTGCAAGATACCGTAATTTGACTGTTATTTAAGTCAAGAGTATTTAGGTTTTCGATACGCTGCCCTATGTTCACTTGAGTGCTACCACTAGCGCCAGTCACCTTGAAAGCGTATGGCGTGCTGGTATTTGTCCCGGTGACACGTTGAGCAGTAACAGCTGCTCCAGTTGCATAGACAAAAAATCTATCCACGCAATAGGTGAGGCCGCCGGCGGTTGCCGTCACACTCGCCCCAGCATTGCGCTGGTCGATCCGCATGTCGCCGTTAATGATGCGGTTCCTGCCGCTCAGGCTGCCACTGGTGGGGTAGGCGAGACCGTTGAGCGTTGCCGTGCTGTCCGATGCCAGCACAATCGCAGCCGATGCTGCAGAGGCGTGTTGCAGGTTGGAAACTTTCAGACTCGACATCAGATCACCTCCTCATCGGGGTACGGGAACGACAGCTGGATGGCTGCAACAGCTGTGCGCCAGTCGTCCATCGTTGCTTCACCGCGCTGAGCCTTGAAGAAGATCGGGTCAGACTCGGCGGCGTAGGCAGCGGCTCGTTTGGCGCGGACATCCATGATCTGCGCTTCACGCTCCACTGCAGCGCGGTCGTAAGCGACGGGATTGCCGTCAGCGTCGAAGGCGTCTTCCCCGGCGGTGCGAACCACCTGAGGGTAGAGCTGATAAATGGCGTCAGTGAAGTACATCATGCTGCCACCTCCATGAGGATAATTGTGGAAGTTGACGCGTTATCGCTGAAATACGCCGTGGCGCTGCCAGTGCTAACTTTGTATCTGACTTTATAAGTGATTGCTGAAATTGTGTTTGGAGAATCTAGGTAACTTGTGCTTGGGTTGTAAGACTCGCTATTGCTTGAATATCCTAGAAACTGAGCAAATTCGACAATAGGAGTCGAGTCTCTTGTGAGATTAACGCTCACTCCTCTTGCGGTTGTATTTACAGCCACAGAGCTAGCGGATACAAGAATCAGTATTTTTGATGTAGACGAAGAAGGAGTAATAGTTGCCGACAAACCCGAGTCAACATAGGTTGTGCTGGTTGTACTTTGCCCGGTAGTAAGAAGTCCATTTATTACCTGCAGAATCCTGCCACCCTGCGCAAAGCTCAGTACCCCGGATCCGTTGGTAGTCAGCACCTGCCCACTGCTTCCAT